GGGGTACCGAAGGGGTTGCCCATGCCGGCGCCTGCCTGTTGCCCATACTGCGGCTGCTGTTGCTGCGCCTGGTACTGCTGAATCTGCTGCTGAGCGTATGGAGCTCCGATCATGCCCTGGGGATTGAGCGGCGCCTGGTACCCGACCATGTTCTCCCATCCACGGTTACCATTACCGCTCGTTGCCCATCCGTCGGATAGCGCCTGCTGCGGCGTGTAGCCGCTCTGTACGAACTTCTGGAACGCGGTCGACGGGTCTGACACGACGGTAGAATTTGGTCCAGTCGTCATCATGCCCATGGAAGCCGTCTGCGCCGATCGGTACGCGTTGTTCTCGGCCGACTGCTGCTGGACTGCCGCCTGGTTCGAAGGGTCTGCCTCGTAGGAGCGTCGCGCCAGGATGGCGTCTCGCTGTGCGCCATAGAACGGACTCGAGGGATTCATTCCGGGCGGCATGAATCGCGCTACGTATGCGTCGTCGTCTGCCTGTGACATTAGAAGTGGCCGTACCCTTTCCGCGGCTCAGCCGCAGGCCCGGTTGACGGCGGGACCGGCGCAGGCGGCCCTGGCAGCGTCACAGGGGGCGCGGGTTGCGCCGCCCCCGGCGCCTGACCGAGCACCCCGCCGGACTGTGCAGGGTTGTAGTAGTTCGTTGGCACGCCGTAGATCTGCGACAGAATGCCGTTGTAAGAGTTCATCGACCCGAGAGCCTGTTGCAGCCCCTGCATCTGTCGCTGCCAAGCCGTGTCGGAAAGCTGCTGGAGATATGCCTGCGCCTCCTTGCCGGCCTTTGAGACGTTGTCGGCGCTGTCCTTGTTGAGCAGGTCGCCAGGGTCGAGATAGTCCGTAAGGCGGCCGGTGTCCTTGCCCGCGATCTTGTTGATTCCGTACCCGACCGGGCCGAGGTACTTGGTGTAATCAGTCCACGCCATGATTTGCCTCCTACGAAATGGCCACCCAGTCAGCAGCGCCAGATCCGACCGTGCGCGCCTTGTACCAGCCGGAGGGCGACACGGCGGCGGTGTCCTGGTACTCCTGCCCGACAAAGCCAGCGCTCGTAGCTGGCGCTCCGGTGCCAGACAGAGGCGTAGCCCGATACTGGAGTTCGCGGAGAACCGCAGTCGTCTGCTTCTGGCTCATGTTCTCGGTGACAGGCTTCATGCGGCTGCCTCCAGATCGGTCACATCATCTGCCAATTTGGCAATCGAGACCTCGTCTGTGCCAGAATAGCGCAACCAGTACCGTCTGCGCCTGAAAACTCCGCCAAAATGGCAATCGATGGACGGATTCGTGTCGTACGGCTGGCCAAGGTCGATGACACGGAACGGCGTAAACCCCTTGCCGTCGTCCTCCACGGCCACCTCGAGCTGCCCGGAAGTGGCTGACAGCGGCGTGGTTCCTCGCCGCATGACGACACGGACGCGGGCGCTCCGTTTCTTGTGGTCGGTCCCGAAGTCCTGCCAGCCGGTTTTCAGCTCGGACAGAATGGTCCCGCCAATGTCCTGGCGCATGTTGGTGTCAAGCTGGTAGAGCCCGGCCGTGGTCGAGGCGCCGACAACGTTGATGTTGAGCGCGTCCCAGAAAGCATGGGTAGCGACCGGCCACGCCGTGTTTGCAGATACACCGTCGTACAGTGCCCGTTCGCTCCACTTCTGAGCCGTGTAGTCATACGCCCACGTTCGCCCGGCAGTCGGGAACACCCAAACGAGGCAACCGTTGCGGTCGGTGTCCTCGCGGTACCCGAAGGCGTCCGACACGGTACCCAGGTCGCGGAGGTCGCGCTGGATGGCGTCTCCGACAGAGTTGTAGCTACGCCCGTCCGACTTTATGATCCGGCGCTTGTCGTCAAGCCAGAAGTAATAGTCATCGAAGCGAACGACGCTGTGAGCAGCGGAGCACCCTACGTTGATTGTCGAGATGCGCTGGAACGGCGTCAGCGGGTCCGGCGAGATGCCGTGGATCTCGGTGGTCGACGTGCCGAACAGGCCGAGTTCTGCCGTGTTCTCGCGGATTGCGACCAAGCCGTCGGGGCGAGCCTCTGCCGTGATGAAGTTGAGAGCCGGCCAGCTCGTATCGTTTCCCTCGCCGAGGTCGGAATATCGGTACCTGCCAGGATTTGCCAGGTCGATGGCCACAAGCCGCTGCGCCAGGTTAGCGATGTGCGTTGTGTTAGGCGACGATCCGCCGAGGCGCGCCGTTAGGCCTACGCCGGTCCACTTCTGGATTGCGAGGCCACCGGCGATGTAGAGGAAGCTCGGAGACTCGGCGAACACTGGGCGCCCGACACCTGCTAGCTTGGTGGTTGGAACGGCAGCGTCAGATAGCGCCTGCCACAACGTAGGGGTCGCGTCCGGGAGCGCGTAGATAAGCCGGTCCGAGTCGACGCCTATGACCCACGTTTTCCATCGGTACAGACCAACGAGAGGAGCCGTTCCTAGTCCGGTAGTAGCGTAGGGCACGAGCGCGGGACGCAAGCGTTGGATGCCGGCGACGTCTGGCAGCCAGTTGACAAGCTTCGACGTAGCAGGGGACATGTCGTCGGCGGTCGAGACCAGCCCGGCTGATATGTCGACCTGCGTGAGCATCAGATTGGAATAGTTCCGGAGCGGGCAATCTCTCTGACCACCGATGACGCCGGGTCGTACTCGAACGTCACGATGATCATGTTCCCGGTAGCAGGCGCCACAGCGCCGCTGGTTTTATACTGGGCGTTGAACGTCCAGGTGACCGCGCCGCCTGAGTTGTTTACGCAGTACAGCCTCCACGGACGGCCCCATTCAGTTGCAGCGACGGCGTTGATGGTAACCGTGATTGCTGCGGTCGCCGTTATCTTGACGGTGTTTGTCTGGAACGGAAGTGGCGTGACGGCACCGTTCACCGAGAGAGAGTAGACCTGGGGAGCCGAAACACGCGAGTCTAGGACGTCCAGCGTGACCGTCTGGTCGGGTGACATCAGGACGCTTCCAGATGCGCCGATGTTTACACTGTGGGTGGCTCCGTCGAGCCGGCACCCTGCCACAACCGCCGTGCCTCCGGTGACGTTTAGAGCATTGCCGCTGGTCAGCGAGCTTATAACGGCATTGCCAATAATGTACGCGGCGCCAGCGGTTACCTTTATCCCGTCAGCGTTCGCAGCCGACCCTCCAGATATGACGCTGCCTACAATGACGTTGCGGGTCCCGTTCGATATCTGCACTGCGGCTTGGCCTGCGCCGCAGTTACTTATAGAGCACCCGGTGACAGCGAGGCTAGGTCCGCTGCCCGTTGCGTTCAAGGCGATACTAGATGCGTCAGCCGTACTTCCACCGATCACGCTTCCGGCGATGCTAACGACTGATCCGCCGTTAGCGGTCACGCCGAACCTGAACACGTTGGAGGATACGTTTATCTCGCTGATGGAAATGGTGTTACTGAACTTGATTGCTGAACCGGTCGTCGTAGACGAATGCGTGAAGCCAATGCGCGACACTCGGTTTAGTGGCGACGCAGATGCACCCACCGAGGTAAACGTGATGATATCCTGTGCTGCGCCAGAGCCCTTTATAATCGCCGACTGGTATCCGGAACCGACGATGTCAACGCCCGTCGCGGCGATCGTGATAGCGGCAGTCGTCAGGTACACGCCAGGCGGGAAGTACACGACCGCCCCCCCCAGTGCCACCGCCCTGGCCACCGCTGCCTGAATCTTCGTAGTGTCGTCGGCTACTCCGTCTCCGACGGCTCCGTATTCCTTCACGCTAACTTGGATCTCGGCCAGGGCATCTTTCACGTTTCGTTCAACTGAATCCGAGTACGCCTTGTACTGGAACAGTCCAGCCGATCCTCCGAATGCCGCCTGCCATCCGTCTAGCAAGGTTTGCAGGCGAGTTTCCGCACCACCGTTCACCGCCGCAGACTGGATGTATTCTGCCTCTGCGCGGTTGGTGTTCACGTTGCCGTCGAACAGCGTGTTCGTGTCGGTCGAGTCCTTCACGATCATGCGCGTAGGCTGCTGCGCGTACGCCGTCCCGGTTCCGCCTGCGGTCAGGATGAGCGGCGGCGTAATGGCGCTTGCTGCGGCACTGTCGGCGTAGACCGTTACTGGCGTCAAAGTTCCCGGCTGGTAGAACCTGCACCGTCCAGAGGCGACCGGAAGGCCTGCGCTTGTTGCCATGCCGGCCGATAGCATCTGAATAAGAGATACGGTCGCGCTCATCCTGCGCCTCCTCCTGACGAATACATGCCCCACGGAACAAGTACTAGGTTCCCGCGCTCACCGTCGTTATTGACGAGGCCCGCCAGCTCGCTTTCGTACAGTGGCCTGAAGGTGTCGATGAGACCGGTCTGCATGAACTTCGGCGCGAGTTCTACGGTCAGCGCGTAGACC